TGACGATCCGTTAGACCCTTCACAACCCAGACCGACGGTTATGCCAGAGGAGAGTTATGACTATACGTTCATGATGCGTCATGTTGCGGCAGCAATGAATGGCGATGATTTAGACTATAGTGTGTCGGATTTCGTCAATGACTGGTTTACGCCCCAAGCCATAGCAGAAGTGTGGACAGACATTGGCGTTGTCACAGTTGCGGGTCGAACGGTCCACGACCTGACACAACTCTCTTTTTTGTCACATACATTTGTGATGAAAGCTGGGCTATGGCTGCCTAGTCCTGAAACGGATAAGGTATTAGGATCTCTATACGTTGGTTCAAAGCATGATGATGTTCGTTGGCACCTGATGCGCGCGTACGCGTTGCGCACTCAGTCATTTATGAACGATGAGTGTCGTTACAAGATTGAAAAACTGATAGATTATATGCATGCAAACTATCAGGATATGCTGGTTGGCTTTGTCAATGGCATCCCCATGGATAGTATTCGAGCTATGTGGCACTCGGATACTGTTTTGTGGAGGCTGTACACAGGACAAGAGTATGTGCCATCAGTGGATCAAGAGTTCAGATTGAAGAAGCTCGCTCTTTTAGATTTCAGTCATAACGACTACATCAAGCAACAATCTCGACAGAGCTCAGGGCTTATCGTGATACAGCAAATGTCTTCCGACTTGAAGAAGGCTATAGAAGCAATCAAGAAGGTGGATGGTAAAGCCCGCCACGCTTGGCCCGCCAAGCCTGAAGTTTTTAAGAAAAAGCAAGGAAAGCGGAAAAAGAAAGGCGGCAAGAAACACGCGCAACAGCCAGCACCCACAAAGCAATTTTCCAACCAAGAAGTTGCAGTTGTTAAGAAGATGGCGTATAAGGCACTTAGTGTTGCAGATGGTCAGAAATTGTATGCGCGAGCGGCTAGGAATGCTTTCAAGGTGCGAATGCCTCCGTTGGAGCACACACGTGTGCCCATGGAGAAAGTCACGGGTCGATTTGATACGTCA